TGGGTCATACACCCAACCATCATTGGTTTGGTATGCCCAATTAAAATCAATTATGCCTACATTGGCAGGGATTGTAGTTTCAATTTTGACCCAGTTCGGACCACTACAACCATTTGAGTCAGGGCCATGCAAGATGATGCTGTTGTTTACAACTTCAACTGAGCCTCCACAATCCCGTGACTGGCTGTATGTCCACTCACCAAGCATGTCGGCTTTAGCAGATGAGTTAAAAGGAGCGATCCAAGCAAGGATTGCTACAGGAAGGTATATCCAAAATCCCTTACGAAGTTTAAGCACGTAACATTATAATGCACTTACCTAGTTGTTGCGATAACGAATGTAAACAATTCCGCTTCCACCGTTTGCACCACGTTCACCAGCATCATATGGTTGTCCCATTTTACTTGCTGATCCTGCTCCGCCACCACCACTATTTGCTGCACCTCGTGCACTACTTGGTATTGAAGAAAACGCATCACCACCAACACCAGGTGATAGTCCACCGCCACCAAGAGCACCAGTTCCTGTTGGATGGTTTGGCACAATTTGAACTCTTCCCCAGTCGTTTGCCCAAAAACCGCCACCTGCACCGCCACCACCTTTGTAGGTAGTTCCTGGTGACTCACCAAGAAATGCAGAAATATCTAATCCATTACCACCAGTACCACTGTATCTATCTTGCACACCGTCTTTACCATTCTCTGCTGCACCGCCACCGCCACCTCTTACTCCGTTGCTATATCCAGATTGACTAGAAGCACCTGGAGCAAAACCATTTCCAGAAGTACCATCTACAAAACCACCTATTGCAGTTTGCCCAAAAACACTACTTGGATTACCATTAGAGGCTGATGGGATATACGGGTCTTCTTGCCCACCACCACCACTCCCAACAGTCACGGTATATTCTTGAGCATTTACTGAGGCTGTTCCTTGTATGACAGCACCTGCACCACCAGCACCACTTCTTGCAGCACCTGCTCCACCACCAACAATGAGGTATTCCACCTCTCCGTTACCTGATTCAGTTACTGTAAAAGTACTGGTACCAACGGAAGTAAACGTATGTAGTTTGTAGGGGACACCATTAAATGTGTAAGTTGTAACGGTTCCACCTGTAGCGGAAACAATGCCACTAGCCGAAGAAGGGATGCCGACAATCATTATGCAAAAATATTACCAATTAGCACCCAAGTATTAGCACTACGTTTAATTACTGTTGCAGCAGCCCACTGTGCTTTTAGTTTTGTCTTTCCGCCCTCAGAGTTAACAGTAACACCAGCATCTCCAGCAATCGTAATTTGCCCAGCACCTGTTTGTAGGATGTCCACACGATCACCTATTTGAAAAGGTGCAGCAGAATCAGTAGGGATAGTTACCGTAACTGCTGTGGCACTACCAATTTCTACTAATTTTCCAAGATCGTCATAGGTTACTGTGTAACCGCCTACTTGAGCATTAATTGTAGAATTAAAGCCAACTAAGTTTCTTCCAGCACCATTCTCAGATAGACGAGAAATCACGATATTTCTGCTCCAAACATTGAAAAGGACAAGTTTGCGCTAGAAGCATAAACAGTCACAACATCGGTAGCAGCCAAGGTAATACCTAGGCTGAGGGTAACAGTGTCTTTAGTCATAATAACAGCATCAAAAATTATGTAATGTAGGTTAGCCAACGTTGTTCCAGCGGGGCGAACGGCAACACGGTAAGTTGCTGGTGCAGTACCACGATTACAAACAGACAGAGTTGAAGAAACAATTGACTTTCCTGCACCTACGGTCAAAATGTCTGTATTAGTAGTGGCTGATGGTGCGGACTGGGCTAAAACCTTATATGCTTGGGCCACGAGATCTCCTTAAAGATTGTAATGCCCCATTTTACCTTAAATAGGGAGTAGGGATTAGTTAGCGGGAGGAGGGGGAGGCAAAAGTTCTACCCACGCTAGTGTGCTTTCATCCCAACGATAATATCCTTCAGGTTTTGGCGTTGGCGGTTGCCAATCATGGTTGGAATCCAACGACCATGATGCGTATGGCTGTGGTGCTACAAATACATCTGTGACTTCATCATAGGTGAAGCCAACACCCCCATACTGTTTGCGGATGTTTCCATTGTACGAGGTGCGGATGCAACGCTGACCACGGAAAGCACTGTAGTACGCTTCCCAATCAGAAATTCCGTTTACAACCTCATCTTCGTTGCGCCCAGTAATAACTTCAATAACAATATTGTTTTCGTCAAGAAATGCATAGTGTGCCATTAGAAAGAAATAACTCCTGTACCAGCCGTAAACGAATATATTTTGTATCCACCAGTTGTTGAAAGCGAATATGTTAATCCAGCACTGATGTTTGGGATATCATCAAAACCAGCCAGATAACGGATAATAACTATTCCTGAACCACCAGCCATGGAACCGCCAGAGCCACCACCCGACCCAGTATTTATAGCACCTGTAGTACCCGCTGCTCTTTCTCCGCCAGCACCACCTCCACCTGCACCACCTGCAGAACCACCAACAAATAGTGTTCCAGCACCACCTCCACCTGCACGAGTTACGGCAGTACCTGTGATGTTTGATGTTTGACCATCTATTCCATGGTTGCCCACACTAACGGTTGTTCCGCCTGCACCACCGCCACCGCCTCCATGGGCGAAAACGGGATAAACAAAGTTTCCTGTTCTGCCATCACTTCCTTGTCCAGCAGTTCCTGCACCGCCTGCAATATTCCAAGCACCACCACCACCTGAACCGCCAGTTCCACCATTAGGAATACCACCAGCAAGAGAAGTGATAGAAGCAAAAACCGAGTTACTTGTCGCTCCACCAACTGTTACTGTATAAGCAGTACCAGCGGCAACGCTAAATGCGGATTCCGCTGCAGCCTGGCGACCAGACAATTGACCAACAACATTTGTTCTGTAACCGCCTGCACCACCACCACCACCGAGTTCTCCATCAGGGTGCCCGTTTGACCCACCAGCAATAACAAGATATTCAAGTGTGGCTGGAGGGTTGCTACCACCACCAGCCCAATAAGAAGCGGCTTGGCTTGTGTTTCCACGGTTGCGTCGTGGGTTGAGGGAACCAGCAGAAACAGACCTACCACCAGAAACAACTTTGTTTAGATCAACCATGTGTACACCTTTTGATTAACTAAAATATCTGAGAAGCCAGAATGATTTGGTCGTCTTCAGCGAAACCGCTAGGCATTGTAACAGTTCCCGTAAATGTTGGGGAAGCAAGGTTTGCTTTAAGATCCAGAGCAGTTTGCTGAGCAGTAGAGACTGGTTTGTTTGCGTCACTCGTGTTGTCCACATTTCCAAGTCCAACCATTCCCTTGGTTACACCAGAAACAGTTCCTGTAAAGGTTGGGTTGGCGGCAGGGGCGAGTCCAGTAACGACACCAGTTTGACCGTTTACAGAAGTAACATTATTTTGGTAACCCAAACTGTTCCACGCTATTGCGCCTGTTCCAAGTTTGAGTTTTCCTGTATCGGTCTCGTGTCCGAACTCACCAGCGGCAAGCGTTGGGTTGTTTGCGGTCCAGTTGGCAGCCGTATCACGGCGAATAAGAATGCGACGGTATCCCATTATGCGCCTCCACCATCGTCTACGAAGTAATCATTGAGAGGGGTGTCAGAGAAGCCGCTATCAGAAACGGTTTGTGGAAAGCGCTTCCAAACACCGTCAAGATAGCGCCAAACCATACCGCCAGCGACGTACTCATCTCCAGAAGATGGAGAGTTAGGGAAGTCAATTGGTGCGGGCATTTAACTATTATCCCATTCTTCTGCGATGTTACCTTCAGCAACCCACGCTAGGTATTGCTGGTAATCAGAGTTGGCAGGGTCGGAAGGAATACAAACCCCATCCGTTTCACGGATAACCGAAAAATCAAACTGAATTGGCATCAACCCTTCCGCCTGCCTATAAATAGAATACATTACAACTCCGAACTCAAAGTTGCTTGACGGTTGATACTCACGGTTATTGCGTAACCATCAACCATTCCCGAGAACCCAGGAAGATTAAATGTAACATAACTATCATTAAAACCAAGAACCGTTAGTGTTGTGTTGGTGGATGTAGCGGCGCCATTATGTTTCCATGCATAGGATGTACCTGCGGACAAGGCGAGAGTTGGTGATGAACGCAAAGTAACTGGGAGTGGTATTGTGAATCTTGCTTCTGTTGTACCGTTGCCATAACCAGAAAATACTCCATCTGGTACTTTTTGAAAGTACCGTTGGCATTTAGCAAGCGTTGTGCTGATGTCCTCAAACTCAAATGGTGTAGCAACAGAACCAGCCTCTAATTGAACACCCGTAATCTGCCAATAATTGCTAGTTGCGGCTGCGAGATTAACTTGACCAACAGCACGATTGGCGGTTGTATTGGATGCCCAAGTCGTCTGCAATGTTCCAGATTGAAGTGATGGACCAACACCCAGCCAGAATGTCACTTGCAGGCTTACGGCGTTGTCATTATCAAAAGCACCAGTTGTATCCGCAGCAAAGGTGATTGTTTTCTTCTCCCAAGTAGCCGAAGCAGAAACTGTGTACGAAATTGAAGTCTGTCTGGTGTTGTCATTATCAAATAGTTCTACAATGTATGTTCCTGTCACATTTGATTTCACCCAGAATGACAAAGTAAATTGCTTTGCAGATGCGGTTCCTTTAGCGAATTGTTGAACATTCTGACCTTCCATAAACTGAATAACAGCCAGATTGTTTGTCGTTGTTGGCGAAGCATTGGCTGTAGTGCAAAGCATCTTTAACGACTTACGAAAACCAGAACCAGTCGGTGCATCACTTTCTACAGATTGAGTCCATGTCCCCATTCCAGAGTTACCAGTCTTAAATCTGTCAGCCGTGAAGTAATTATCGCTGGTAATGCTTGCTGTTGATGTTCCTCGTTGTGCAACCTGCATAGCACCATTAATAATCACATTGCGATTAGATGTAGTATCAGTGGTCGCTGTAAGTTTTGAATCCAATTGTGTCTGGATTGCTGAAGTCACTCCGTCTACGTACCCGATTTCGGTGTTGGAAACAGTACCAATAGAAGTCGTTGATGGAAGAACTACGGTTCCTGTAAAAGTTGGTCCTGCAATGTTTGCTGGCGTATACCCGATGTTTGAAACAGCAGCGCCTGAAGCAAGTTTTCCTGATGTGATATTGGCATCCAAAATCTTTGCTGTAGTAACAGCATTAGAGGCTATTTTGTCGGCAGTTATAGCGCCTGTAGCGATGGATGCGTCACCCAAAGAAACAACCCATGCTGTGCCGTTATATGTCCATGTAGTAGTGCCTACAGTGAATTCATCATTAAGGGATGGGGAGTTAGGGTAATCTATAGCCATTATGCGATAACCAAACTTCCCGATGCTGTGAATGTTCTAACTGTGTAGGAACCTGAAGTTGTCGCTGTACCGCCAGTAATGGTTCTTCCTGAAGCGTCTGCTGTGAGGTAACGAACAATAACAATTCCTGAACCACCGTTACCAGCAACCCAAGGAGCACTACGCTGACCGATACCACCGCCACCTGAACCTGTGTTCGTTGAACCATTAGTAGGTGTTGCTGTTCCAACAGCACCATTACCACCAATGCTTGAACCGCCTGTACCAGCAGTTCCGTGCGCTCCTGCACCACCACCTGCTGCGTATGTTACTGAAGTTCCTGTGATTGAAGATGCTAAACCAGCACCACCATTACCACCCTGTAAATTAGAACCGTTCCCACCGACCGCACCAGCACCACCGCCGCCACCACCAGCAGAACCAGAACCCGAACTACCGTTGACACCACCGTTATTTCCTTGACCAGCAGTACCTAAAGCAGCAGTACCAGCAGAATCAAAACCACCCGCACCGCCACCAGAACCGCCTGCACGACCATTATTAAATGAGCCGTCACGGTTTCCACCGCCACCGCCACCAGTAGATGTAATAGAATTAAAAATTGAATCCGAACCATTGTTTGCTTGGCTTGTGTTATCTACGGCTGTTCCGCTGCCACCAGCACCAACCGTAAGCGCATAAGTGGTTCCCACTGTGAGGGTTTGTGAGCCAGTACGCATACCACCTGCACCGCCACCGCCAGCAGTTGAGTTGCCACCTGCGCCACCGCCAGCAACAATCAAATACTCAATAGGGAGGGTGGCGGAGTGAGTTACATCAGACCATACAGAACCATTCCACAAACGCAATTTGTTTGTATCACTCTCATAAACCATTTGACCAGTAAAAGGTGAAGCGGGTTTTGTTGACGAGGTACAAATTGTTACGCCGCTTAGAGTTGAATCAAGTTTTGCCTGTGTGACAGCGTTGTCGGCGAGTTTTGCTGTCGTGATATTTGCATCAAGAATCTTTGCTGTAGTCACTGCGTCAGTACCGAGTTTTGCCGCAGTTACTTCTCCTGTAGAAATAGTGTAGGAGTTAGCAGTAATTAAGCCCCAAGTGGTGCCGTTAAAGATCCACTTCTTTCCACCTGACGTGAAAGAATCATTTGTGGCTGGGGAGTCTGGAAAATCTATAGCCATTATGCGATTACCAAACTTGTAGTTCCAGTACTTGTAAACGAATGAACAGTGTACGCAGTAGCACCACTTGGTCCAACAGTTTTTGTTCCACCAGTAATTGCGTAACCACTAGCAGCGGCGGTCAAATAGCGAACGATAACAATACCCGAACCACCTGCAAAACCATTGGAGTTGGCACCACCGCCTCCACCGCCACCTGTGTTTGCAGAACCTGGTCCTCTTGTGTATGCAAATCCGTAGTAGTCGTTGAAGTAAATAGATCCATTGCCACCACCGTCTTGACCGATGCCCTGTGTATAGTCCCCACCAGAACCACCACCACCACCACGCCTAACTTCTGTTCCTGTAATGGAGTTAGGCAAACCAACTCCACCGTTGCCTGTACCGCCAGCACCAGTTCCAGTGGTTCCCCCAGAAGCAACAGTAGTGATTGTTGCAAATGTGCTAGTTCCACCAGCACCACCTATTGATGCACCGCCAGCCCCAACAACAACAGTGTAAGTTCCTGCACCAAGTTCTAGTGCAGGTTCAAGAGCAGCACCGTAACCATTTGTTGAACCAGGAACATTAGTTCTGTAACCACCACCTGCACCACCGCCGAATATTCCTAAACCACCGCCACCGCCAGCATTACCGCCGCCAATAACCAAATACTCAAATAGTATAAGTGACGGTCCACCACCAGCCCAATATGCAGCGGCTTGAGCAGTAGGACCTCGTCTTGTACGTGGGTTAAGAGCGCCAGCACTAACGGAGCGACCACCGCTCATTGCATAGTCAATACGGCTCATGTAGTTAGAGCCTACGCAATTACGTTGACGTACCCGTGAATGACAATTGCCGTTCCTGTTGCCGCAAATGCACGAACAATAAGGGGTGTTGCATTACCTTTAATCAGGAGTCCAGGGGCAATTAAGTAGAGACCATTTTCGGCTTTTACGGTGTATTCAATGTCGTCAGTTCCAGCAGTTGTTCCACCCCACTGGATGGTGAGTTTACGATCTGTTGTGTCGTAGTTCTGTGCATACAACCAAACTTCATGCAGTGTTGCTGCGGTTGCCGAACCAGTATGTATTGTTGTTCCTGGACTAGAGGTAGCGGCAACAAGAATACCCCTACCGTCAGTTGATCCACTAAGAATTGTTTTACTAAATGTTGCCATGATGTCTCCTATGCAAAGATTCTGTTATTTAAAACTATTTGGTCGTCTTCCCAGCCAGTAATCTTTGTCGTTGCTATAGCCGCACCAGATGCAATATCAGCATTAACAATAGATGTCCCAAGGTTTAACTTACTATAGGCAATAGCCGCCGAAGCATTAATATCTGCGTCCACAATCGTACCATCAGCCAACATGGTGGATGTGATAGTACCAGATGGAGCGCTAAAGGTGCCCGTAAACGAAGCATTGTTGGTAGGGGCTTTTGCGTTGACCTGAGTTTGAAGAGCCGAAGTTACGCCATCAAGATAACTAATCTCTGTAGCAGAGACATCACCAATAGACGTGGTAGACGGGAGCACTACGGTTCCCGTAAAAGTTGGAGCGGCAGTTGTCGCCAACCCAGTAACTACACCCGTATTGCCGTTTACCGAAGTAACGCCACCTTGGTAGGCAAGGCTGTTCCATGCGGTAGAGCCATTACCAAGTTTGAGTTTACCTGTATCTGTTTCGCCACCCAGTTCACCAGAGGCAAGAGTTGGGTTAGCCGCAGTCCAAGCCGCCGCCGTGTCCCTACGAATCAATATTCGTCTAGTTGTCATTGGTTATCTCCAAATGGGCTTTACAACCATAATACTATCATTGCTGGAAGGATGATTTGAGCAAAATGAGCCATTATGCAATAACCAAACTTCCCGATGCTGTGAATGTTCTAACTGTGTAGGAACCTGAAGTTGTCGCTGTACCGCCAGTAATGGTTCTTCCTGAAGCGTCTGCTGTGAGGTAACGAAC